CCTTCGAATTATCCCGGAGGTATATTTCGATTTGGGTTTTGGCTTGCCCCGGCCACTTAGTTCTCCATGCCTGTTTCTTGCTCCTTTCCGGGCATGGGCTGGGGCAGGCGAAAACTCAGATCGAAGTATAAGAAAGGACGCGCGATGGTCAAAAAGAAGACCAAAACTCCTCGAACTCCCGAGGAAGCTGAGCGATTAGCTATCAGTGCCGCCATGGAACTTGCGACTCAGCAGATTCTTGACGGTACTGCGAGCAATTCGATGATCATTCATTTCCTCAAGCTGGGCTCCAGTCGAGAAAGGCTTGAACAGGCTCGCCTCGAGGCGGATACGACTCTTGCTCGAGCTAAGGTTTCAGCGCTTGAATCTGCTGCTCGTACCGAGGAACTGGTTCAGGAAGCACTGGCAGCCTTCAAGGTATATTCTGGAGATTCAGATGCGGAGCTATGACGAACTCAGCCACTTACATACATTCGAAGAACGTCTCGATTATCTCTCACTCAATGGAGCATTTTTCGGCGAGACCTTCGGTGGATCCAGATGGCTGAATCAGAGTTTCTACCAAAGCGATATTTGGCGAGAGGCTCGCACCCAAGTTATCGCAAGAGATCTTGGATGCGATCTCGGCCTCGAGGGATATGAGATTCACGACGGAATTATCGTGCATCACATCAATCCTCTCACGCCTCGTCAGTGTGAGAGTTTCGATCCATGTATGTGGGATACCAACAATCTCATATGCGTGAGTCGAGATACTCATAACGCAATCCATTACGGAACCAAGGCGTTGGCTCTCGACGACTTCGATCCGAGATCACCCGGCGATACAAAACTATGGTAGGAGGCTAAATGTCGATTCTACATGACACAAAGACCTACCTCGGGTTGATGGAGGATGACACTTCATTCGACAGCGAAGTTAAGGACGCCATTGATAATGCTTTGGCAACTGCGACTCAGCTAAACCGAGAAGTTGGCGACCTATCGTCCGAGGCAGATTATCCCACTACGACTCTTGGACGGATCCTACGTCAGTATGTGAACTTCTCAGTTCGATTGATGTTCGATCCGCCGCAGACCTCGTTTGCTATCAAGGCGGTCGAGGCTCTTCAAAAAGAGGCGGAGTGGCGACTAACCATTCAATGATGGGAGAAACCATGAGCGAAGAAACTCTGTCTCACTATGGCGTACTCGGCATGAAGTGGGGCATCCGTAAAGCGACGGAAAAATCCGGAGGAGTCGGCCTTCGGTCCGTCGAGGAAAAGAAGAAGATCGGCGAAGCAGTCAATGCAGAGGCATTCCGAAAGGAACGAGCCAAGGCTGAGAAGGCTGCCGAGAAGGAACGCAAGAAGCACGAATCCGAGCTCAAGAAGGCCGCTAAGGCTGCCGCCGCTGCTGCTAAGAAGGCCGCCGCTGCTGCTAAGAAGGGCGCGAAGGCCGCTTCCCAAAAGCACGCTGCTAACAAGGCTGCTCGCGCCGAGAAGGCTGCTGAACGGGCTCGTAAGAAGCTCGAGAATCAGAAGCTGAAGGAAGCTCGCAAGGCGGAAGCTGAACGCAAGAAGAAGCAGAAGGAAGCCGAGCGCGCTGAGAAGAAGCGAATCGCCGACGAGAAGAAGGCGGCGAAGGAAGCTGAGAAGAAGCAGAAGGAACTCGAGAAGCAGAAGGTACCCAAGGGAGGCATCCCAGCCGACCTGCGGAAAGAAGCTCCTCGACGTCTTTCGTCCACAGATCTCATTGAGCAGAACAAGCGACTTAATCTTGAGAAGCAGAACTACGAACTCAAGGAGAAACTCCGCGAGTACGAGAATCAAAATAGGAGTGCTCTTGCCAAGACAGCAGATCTCTTCGTCGACGAGGCTCGAAAGAACCTGACGAAGTATGCTGCCCGAACGGCAACTGACATGCTCACAGCAGCTCTTGACTCCAAGCTCAAGGGCACGGAGTATGAGGGTGTTGCCAAGATGGCTAAGGAGTCATTCAACCTCGACGCAATCCTTAAGAACGCAACCGGTAAGAAGTAGGTATGGCGCTATCAAACACCGCTACACCTAAGTATTACGCCCAGTTCCGCGAAAAGGTCCTAGCCGGAGAGATTCCTGTATCGCACACCATTGAGATGGAAATGAATCGGATTGACGACTTGATCGCCAACCCGAGGTACTTCTATGACGATTGTGCTATCGATGGATTCATCGCTTTTTGCGAAAATGAGATGACCCTTGTCGACGGCAGCGATCTAACCCTGCTTGATTCATTCAAACTCTGGGCTGAATCGCTCCTTTCGTGGTTCTACTTCGAAAAAGTGACAAAATTCGTTCCTGACGAAACCGGCCACAACGGTCGATATGTTCAGGTCGATGTCAAGCGTCGCTTGGTCAACAAGCAATACCTTATCGTCGCGCGAGGTGCGGCAAAGTCCATGTACATGGCCTTTATCCATGCCTACTTCCTGACTATCGACCCCACCACAACTCACCAAATTGCTACGGCACCCACCATGCCTCAGGCTGAAGAAACGCTGTCTCCATTTAAGACTGCTATCACACGCAGTCGGGGACCTCTGTTCAAGTTCCTGTCGGCGGGGACTGTTCACGCGACAGTTGGTGCCAAGGCGAATCGATCTCTACTCTGCCCGACCAAGAAGGGGATCGAGAACTTCTCGACAAACTCCCTCCTTGAGGTTCGCCCAATGAACGTCGACAAACTTCAGGGCTTGAGATCTAAGGTGAATACTATCGACGAATGGCTATCTGGCGATGTTCGTCAGAACGTCATCTCTGCTCTCGAGCAGGGTGCGTCGAAACTCAACGACTGGGTCGTCGTTGCCGTATCATCCGAAGGCACCGTCCGAAATGGCGTCGGAGATTCCATCAAAATGGAATTACTTTCGATCCTTAAGGGCGAATACTATGACCCGCACTCGTCGATCTGGTACTACCGGTTGGACGACGTGTCCGAGGTTGGCGATCCTAACATGTGGATTAAGGCCCAACCCAACCTTGGAAAGACTGTGTCTTACGACACATACCAACGAGATGTTGCTAGGGCAGAGAATGTCCCTTCCGCGAGGAACGACATTCTGGCAAAACGATTTGGCATCCCGTGTGAAGGATATACTTACTTCTTCAAGTACGAAGAAACGATCCCTCACAACCCACGAGAGTTCTGGCAAATGCCATGTGCTATGGGTGCAGACCTTTCTCAGGGTGACGACTTCTGTGCGTTTACGTTCTTGTTTCCCCTGTCCACTGGCGACTTCGGGGTCAAGACTCGAGCATACATCACTACCCGTACATTCGACAAGCTTCCTGCTGCCGGACGTGCAAAGTATGAGTCGTTCATTCGAGAAGGTTCGCTCCAGGTCATGGACGGAACAATCCTGGACATGATCGAAGTCTACAACGATCTCGACGAATACATCTTAAGATCCGAGTACGACGTTCGAGCATTTGGGTATGATCCATACAACGCCAGAGAGTTCGTTGAGAGATGGACAACCGACAATGGACCATACGGTATCCACAAAGTCATTCAGGGTGCACGAACTGAGTCAGTTCCACTCGGCGAACTCAAGAGTTTAGCTGAGGACCGAAGGCTTATCTTCGATCAAGAGCTATTCTCCTGGGCCATGGGTAACACCATTACTCTTGAGGACACCAATGGCAACCGAAAGATCTTGAAGAAACGAATGGATCTTAAGATCGACTCAGTCGCGGCTCTGATGGATGCTTGGGTCGCATATAAACAGCAACTCGACGACTTCAGCTAACGAGAGGAGGTAATATGGGTATTATGTCACGGCTAGCAAGGGCCTGGAACGTGTTCGCGCACGATCGCCCTGATCGTTACAAGAATAGTAACTACAGCGAATACCGCCCAAGCTACCGTTCTATCGGATCTACAAACCTAGTCCAAACGCTATACAACAAGATTGCGTTGGATGTCGCGAACACTCCGATTCGCCATGTTAAGGTAGATCAAAATGGTAGGTATGACAGTGAGAAGGACTCTTCTCTGAACGAATGCTTGTCTCTGATGGCAAACATCGATCAGACTTCGAACGCTCTGATCTACGAGCTTGTCTACACGATGCTGGAAACTGGTAGCGCAGCTCTGGTTCCAGTCGACACAGACACCGCTCTGAACGAAGAAGGGTCGTTCGATGTCCTTTCTCTCCGCGTTGGACGAATCGAGAGTTGGTATACTGACTCAGTAGATGTGAATCTGTATAACGACCGTAACGGTAATCGAGAAACAATTCGTATCTCGAAGAACTCTGCGGCAATCGTATACAGTCCGCTCTACGATGTCACGGCTAGCAACAGCTCCTTGGCCAACCGTCTTGCTCGAAAGCTCGACGCGCTTGATGCTATCGACAATTCTGCTCTGGGTAAGAAGTTGGATCTGATTATTCAGCTTCCATACTCGGTTCGAGGCGAACTTCGACAGCAGCAAGCCGAGACTCGACGTGAAGCCATTGAACAGCAGCTCCGAAATTCGGAGATTGGTGTGGCATACGTCGACGGAGCTGAGAAGATCACACAGCTAAACCGTCCTGTTGAGAACAATCTGCTCGATCAGGTCAAGTACCTTTCGGAGCAGCTCTATAACGCTCTAGGTTTCACTGAGAGTGTGTTCAACGGCACGGCTGATGCTGAGACTAACCTGTCTTACTACAACCGGACGGTCAAGCCGATTCTCGATACAATCACGAAGTCGGCAACCATGGTCTTCCTGACCAAGACCGCTCGATCTCAGGGACAGCGAATCATCTACGTGAGGGATCCGTTCGCGGCAACCTCGCTCGATAGTATCGCATCGATGGCTCAGACGTTCATCACCAACCAGGTCATGACTCCGAACGAGATCAGGTCGATCATCGGCTTGCCGCAGTCCACAGATCCCAAGGCGGATCAATTGGCCAATCCGTATACATCATCCGCAAACGCGGATCAACGGTCAAACAACGACCAGGAGGTTCAAAATGGCAGCGCCTAATGACGTCGCCGACTTCGACGGGTGGGCAACCGTCGCAGGCATCAAGTGCTCCGATGGGCGAGTCATCTCTCATCACGCATTTGAACAGAACGATGGGGCTGTCGTCCCTCTCGTCTGGCAGCACGGTCACGATAATGTGACTAACGTCCTCGGGCACGCCCAGCTCGAGAAGAAGGCTGAGGGTGTTTACGCCTACGGGTTCTTCAATGGATCCCAGCAGGCTGAGCATGCTCGCGAACTGATCGAGCACGGTGATGTCACCGCTATGTCGATCTTCGCGAACAACCTCAAGCAGGACGGCAATGTTGTCAAACACGGCAACATCGTCGAGGTGTCGCTCGTCCTTAAGGGCGCTAATCCTAAGGCGACGATCGAGAACGTCACCATGGCCCACTCTGATGGCGAGGGTTACTCCGCTGTCATCAAAATGGGTGACGGAGACGTGACTCACGAAGACTTCGAGGGCTCCGAGGAATCGGACTCCGAAGATGAGTCCTCTGACGAGGACAAGACCATCGGTGAGATCCTTTCCACGCTCACCGAAGAGCAGCTTGAGGCTGTGAATTACCTCATTGCTGCAGCCATCGATGGGGAGTCTGAAGACTCCGAAGAGACCAACGAAGAAACCGAGGAAGATATGAAGCACAACATCTTTGAGGGCGACAAGACCTCCGAGAACACGCTGTCACACGCAGCCTTCGCTGAGCTGGTTGAGACGGCCAAGCGAAACAACACCACTCTGCTCGACGAGTTGAAACATGCTGATTATGGCGTCGAGAACATCGGCTACCTCTTCCCCGATGCCAAGAGCATCACGGATGAGCCCATCACTCTTGACCGCGATCAGTCTTGGGTTTCCGTCGTCATGAACGGAACCAAGCACTCTCCGTTCGCCCGCATCAAGTCCGTCCTCGCAGACATCCGCGACGACAAGGCCCGAGCCAAGGGTTACGCCAATAAGGCCCAAAAGAAGACCGAAGAGGTCATCAAGCTTCTGACCCGTACGACGTCGCCCACGACCATCTACAAGAAGCAGAAGCTCGATCGCGATGACATCGTCGACATTACTGACTTCAACGTAGTTTCTTGGCTCAAGAACGAGATGAAGGGTAAGCTCAACGAGGAAATCGCTCGCGCTATTCTCATTGGCGATGGTCGTAAGATCACAGATCCCGACCGCGTCGATGACGAGGCCATCCGTCCGATCCTTAAGGAGAATGACCTCTATGCAATTCACAAGTCGCTCGAGTCGAACACTACCGACGAGACTCTTGTGGACGACATCGTCCTGGCATCGGCCGAGCTTGAGGGTTCCGGCTCTCCGACGCTCTTCATTTCTAAGAAGCGCCTGGTCAAGATGCTTCTCCTGAAGGACAAGAACGGTCGCCGTCTGTACGAGACCGAGGCATCCCTTGCTGGTGCTCTTGGCGTGTCCAAGATCGTGACCATCCCTCAGTTCGAGGGTCTGGCGCACGAGATCAATGGTGTTGGCCACGAGCTTCTGGCTATTGTGGTCGACCTGCGCGACTACACCATTGGTTCGAACGCCGGTGCGGAACTCGGTATGGCCGAGTCCTTCGACATCGACTTCAACCAGTACAAGTACCTGATGGAGACCCGTCTTTCGGGCTCTCTGACGGCACCGTACTCGGCCCTGACAATCTCGCGCAAGAAGGCGTGATCTCATGTCGAGGTTTAGCGGCAAGCTAGGCTTCGTGATGACGCGTGAGACGGAGGAAGGTGTTTGGCTCGAGGACTTTGTCGAACTCCCGGTTAAGGGGACTATTCGTAGTCTCTATGTCAGGAACGACAACTCGTCTTCTGCCAACACCAACCTCCGTCTCACCAACGAGATCAGCGTTTTGATGGACACCAAGATCAAGACCTACCTCGAGACTCTGAAGTACGTAGTATGGAAGGGTTCAAAATGGGAGGTACAGTCCATCGGCGTGAACTACCCACGGCTGACCATCAATCTAGGCGGTCCATATGCGCACGTATAGAGACCTCCTACACATGCTTCAGCAAGCGGTCCAACACAACCGGGTATATTTCCAGCCTCCAGAGAACCTGAAGATCGGATACCCGGCGGTTGTCTTCCACTTGTCGAAGATAGAAATTGACCATGCTTCCGACGTGCCTTACAAAGGTGCTAAGGAATATTCGGTCACTCTCATCACCAAGGATCCAGAGCCAGACGTGATCGACGAAATCCTCAAGATCCCGTATTCGTCTTTGGATACGACATATATCTCGGACGGAATGAACCATTTCGTCTTCACGGTTTACCTTTAAGGAGGGTATCCTATGGCACAGATCAAGTGGGACGAAGAGGGCTCCCATTTCTATCACACCGGCGTTAACAAGGGCGTTCTGTTCCCCTTCGATAACGCTCAGAACCGATACGGCACAGGCGTCGCATGGAACGGCCTGAAGACTGTCACCGAGACCCCTGAGGGCGACGAGTCCTCGGACATCTACGCTGACAACCTGAAGTACCTGACCCTGATGTCGGCTCCGTCATTCAAGTTCACGATCGAGGCATACACATACCCCGACGAGTTCGCTATCTGTGACGGTACCACCCAGCTGGTTAAGGGTGTTAACCTCGGTCAGCAGCCGCGTACGCGCTTCGCGTTCTCCTACTGCACGAAGCTGGGCAATGACACCAAGGGTGATGCTTACGGCGAACTGCTACACATCATCTATGGTGCTACCGCAGCTCCGTCCGAGCGCGCATACAACACGGTCTCCGACTCTCCCGAGGCGATCTCCTTCTCCTGGGAGTGCTCGACTGTTCCGGTCCAGGTGGAGGGCTTCCAGCCCGTGTCGGTCATTACGGTCGACTCGTCCAAGCTCGACGCGGCGAAGTACAAGAAGCTCACTGACAAGCTTTATGGCGTTGGCGGCGCTGGTGGTGCTGCTACCCCGACGCTGGTCATGCCTAACGAGCTGCGCACACTTCTGGCGTGATCTCTCTCACGCTTGAGTTTGGGGGAGAGGAGCGGTTTGATGAGCGTAGTAATACGTTTGTTACACTGGAGCCGTTTACAGTTACTCTTACGCATACCCTGTCTGCGGTGGCTGAGTGGGAATCCGTCTACAAACGGTCGTTCCTGGAAACCCCACCACAGACTGGCGAAGAGTTAGTGTATTACATCCAGTGTATGTCGGACCGCCCTCTCCCTCGAGATTTCGTCAAGCGGCTCGACCAATCCGTTCAGGTCAAAATAGCAGACTATTTGTCTGACAACGCCACAGCGACAGTTCTATGGAACCCACCTTCAAATGGTGGCCCGCGAGACACCATGACCAGTGAACTGATTTACTGGTATATGTCTCAGCTCGGCATTCCGTTTGAGTGTGACAAGTGGAACTTGAATCGGCTATTGACGCTGATTCGTCTCGCAGCAGCCAAGCAGAACAACCAAAAGCCGGACGCCCGGGCCTCCGCGGCTCAGCGTGCGGCCATGAACCAAGCCCGTAGGGCTAGAACAGGGAGTAGAGGATGATTGACATTCCTGCTGATGCACAGGTCCCCGCAGGGCCCGACCCGCATGAGGACCGAGACCGAGCGATTTACGAAGGGAAGTAAAGCATGAGCAAGATCGACGACGTTATGTCGCACGCCACCTACCGACTCGGCTACTACGCTCCGGACGATCCTGAGCCGGGTTCTGAAGCCGGTCGATGGCTCGCTAAGAGTATGAACCAGCCTTGGCTTGCTGGCCCGTCTGAAGACATCTGGTGGTGCATGGCCTTCGTCAGTATGTGTTTCGACATGGCTGGCGAGATCGATGCAATCGGTGGCTACAGCTACAACACAGACGTCACGAAGTCTCGAATGGACAAGGTTGACATCGAAGATGCGCAGCGCGGTGACGTTGTGCTCTTCGATTGGGATCACGACGGTCTGACCGACCACGTCGGTATTGTCGAGGCTAACCTTGGCGACGGCTGGCTTCAGACCATTGAGGGTAACACCTCTCCCTCGAACGCCGGATCTCAGTCCGCCGGCAACGGTGTCTACCGCCGCCAGCGCTCTTTCGGAATCGACTGTGTTCTTAGACCTAAGTGGTCTGACACAGATGCTGAGGAAGCTTCGGATGGTGCCGATAGTCTGACTGATAAGTGGTGGGGCAAGGCAACCAATTACGCCATCCAGGCGTCTATGGGTCTTCCAGCTAATGGCTGGATCGAAGACCAGGACGAGGACAACGAAGAGTACTTCGAGCGTACTGGTACCGGTTGGGATTGGGTCGAAGACCCACATGACGGTTCCGACACCATCGCAGAGCTTCAGCGTCGTCTTGATATCGAGGCTGATGGTATCGCCGGACCGGATACGGTGTCTGCGCTCCAGCAGCATCTGCGAAACCGCGGGCATGAGCTTGATGTCGATGGCTACTGCGGCTATCGCACGGTCGAGTGTCTCCAGTACGAGCTTGTCAACGGAACGCTCTGGGGCTGATCTAGAAAGGAGGGCCGTCGTGATCGAGATGAAGTTCGACGCTGAGTTCGACATGTCAAAATGGTTGACACAAGTCAAGAACAAGAAGCTTCGTGACGTACTGGCAACCGCTGGTACTCGAGGCGTGGCGGCCCTCCGGGCCAACACCCCGGTTGGTACCGGGAAGACTGCTGCTTCTTGGCAGTATAAAGTCAAGCAGACCAAGCGAGGTGTAAAGATCGTTTGGTATAACACTAACGTCGTGTCCAAAGTTCCGATTGCCATCATTCTGCAATACGGACACGGGACGCGACAAGGCGGCTACGTCCAGGGTAAAGACTATATCAACCCTGCAATGAAGCCTATATTCGACGAAATTGACCGAATGGTTGAGAGGGCCATCAATGGGTAAGAGTATTGAGAATAAGGTCGTCTCCCTGGAGCTCGACGATTCGAAGTTCACTAGCCGTGTTGACGGCGTTCTCCGTAATGTCGACCGACTGAAGTCTGGAATGAACTTCAAGCAGTCGACTGACGGTCTCGACAATGTTGGTAAGGCAGCTCAGGATGCTTCTAAGCAGATGGGCGGTATTGCGGATGGCGTCAAGAACATCAACACATCTGTCGTCAACAATTCGACGACGGCAGCCGCTGCTACAGCTAATGTTGGTGCGGCAGCAAAGATTTCGTCGACTAATTTTTCCATGCTCGCGGGTGCTGCTTCCGTGGCCATGGGTAACATCGCATCCAAGGCCCTTATGGCCGGCGGATCGGTGCTTTCCTCGTTCACGTTCGGCCCCATCATGGACGGTTTCCGAGAATACGAGAACCAGCTTAACGCGGTTCAGACTATTCAGGCAAACACGTTCAGCAAGGGCGAGACCACTGCAACGATCAACGCAGCTCTCGACGAACTGAACGCTTACGCGGACCGAACCATCTACTCGTTCACCGAGATGACACGCAATATCGGTATGTTCACATCTGCGGGTGTCGGGCTGAAGGATTCGGTCGCCGCGATTAAGGGTCTGTCGAACGTCGCAGCAATGTCTGGCTCCACTTCGGAGCAAGCCGCAACGGCAATGTACCAGCTGTCTCAGGCGCTTTCGACAGGCTCTGTAAAACTTCAAGACTGGAACTCGATCGTTAACGCCGGTATGGGCGGCGAGCAGTTCCAGGAAGCCTTGAAGCGAACGGCACGCACCTACGGCGTTGAAGTCGACAAGATGATCGACAAGGCCGGGTCGTTCCGTAACTCGCTTAAGGATGGATGGCTTACATCTGAGATCATGATTGAGACTCTGACCCAGTACACTGGTGACTTGTCTCGTGAACAGCTGCTTAGCGCCGGTTACACGGAGCAGCAGGCTGATGAAATCATGAAGTTGGCGGAGACCGCTAACGATGCGGCGACGAAGGTTAAGACTTTCTCGCAGCTGATCGACACAACCGCTGAAGCTCTCGGCTCGGGATGGGCTTCCATCTTCCGAACGATCTTCGGCGACTTTGAGCGTGCCCGTACAATGTGGACAGCAGTGTCCGACGTGGTGAACGGAGGTATTGGAACTTTTTTCGATGCGCTTCAGGGCATTCTCGACCGCTGGGATGAACTCGGTGGTTGGGAGGAATGGTGGTATGGTCTTGGTGAACTCTGGACCGCTATCGCCAAGCCACTCAAGGCTATCGGCGAAGGCTTCTTCAGCGCGTTCCAAGGAGATGCTGGCAAGGCTCTGTACGATTTCTCGTACTACTTCCGTCACTCGATCTCCCAGTGGTTGATGATGTCTGATGACTTCGCTAACAACCTTGGTAAGGTCTTCAAAATGGCAGGCGAATTGCTCTCGCCAGTCCTTGAGGTCCTCATCGGGTTCGCGTCAGCGATCGTCCAGATTGGTGTGGCCGCATTCAAGATCGGCATGATTCTGGCTGGCATCTTCATCAAGCCGATGATCCTGATCGCCGCGAAGGTTGGTGACATCGTCTCCGTCTTCAGCGATTGGTTCGGACAGATGCTTGGTGGTACCGACATCCTCGGAGGCCTATCTAAGGTCCTCGACTGGATTGTTGACAAGTTCCAGAAACTTGCTGACTGGATGTACGCCATCGCGGACGTCACGATCACTCCGATCTTCGATGGTCTCAAAGTCGTTATCGAGGCAGTGCTCAAGCCGCTCGGTGAATTCATCGATACGATTAAGAAGGCTACTTACAACGTCTTCAAGCCTTTTGGTGATGCGGTCTCGAAGGTCTTTGGAGCGATCTTCGGTTTCGCTTCTGGAACCGGTGGTCCGATGGAGAAGATCAAGTCTGCTTTCGGCGGGTTTGGCTCAGGGTTCCTTGAGAACATGACCAAGCTCGCAGACGCTATCGGACCCAAGTGGTCTGAGAAGGTCAAAGCTTTCTCGGATTCGATTCTCCCAATCAGCGAGACCATCGGAAAACACCTTGGCGGTGCTGTCGAGAGCGCTGGTAAGGGGATCAAGAAGTTCTGGGATGATGCGTCGCCTAAGCTGGCCGAAGCCTGGTCTGAATCCACTAAGCGGATGAAGGACTCGATCTCTGGAGTTGGCGAGGCCTTCGGTCGAGCCGGCGATACCATGGCTAAGACCTTCGCGCCTCAGGTGAAGGCAGTCAAGGAGTTTGGTGTAGATCTGTATAATGTCTTCGCCAACCTCGACACGCATCTGAACAACAACACCTTCCTGTCTACGATCGTCAACAGCTTCAAGACCATGATGAAGTCGTTCGGTCCTTTCGGATCTCTCATCAACGGCATCATCGATCTGTTCGGGAAGCTCGGGGATCTGACCAAGTCTATATTTGGCGGGTTCAGCGATGAGGCGAATGGCGCAGCGAGTGGCCTGTCTACCTTCGGGAAGGCAGCCACTGATGCGTTCAATACCCTCGGTGTTGTTGGCGGGACCATCTACACCGCGGCAACAGGTATTGTCGAATTCTGCGCTTCTGTTGTCGAGGCCATTGCGAATCTTATCGACTGGCTAACCAAGGGTATTGACCATATCAAGAAGTTCGCTTCTGAGTCTCAGGCATTCGACTCCTTTAAGAAGAACGTCGGCAAGGCATTTGATAACGCGGGATCCATGATCCAGACTTTCTGGTCTGGTCTCGGTTCTAGTCTCAAGGACCTGTCGATTTCTGATCTATTGAGCGGAATGCTGCTCGGCGGAGGTCTTGGCATGGGCTTCAAGACCCTTCAGACCATGCTAGGTCAGTTCACGAAGGTCACCGACTCGTTCAGCGGCATGTTCGACAAATTCGGCAAGATCGGCGATTCGATCGCTGGCGTCTTCAACTCGATGACCAGTGCTCTAAAGTCCATGCAGGAAGTTATCAAGGCCAAGGCCCTTCGAGAGATCGCAATCTCCGTAGGTATCCTTGCCGGATCGCTATTCCTGCTTGCGATGATTCCAGCACCTCGACTCATTCAAGGTGCGGTGGCAATCGGCGTTCTCGCAAAGATCCTACTGATTGCCTTGACTCAGATTTCTGAGATGAAGATCAACAAGATGCAGATCGCCGGTGTCATTGGCGCTGTTATGGCGCTGTCTGTCGCAATCCTACTGATGTCGATCTCGGTTGGTATCCTTGGATCTATGAAGTTGAGCACTGTCGCACAGGGTATCGGGGCTGTAATGGTCTTGGTGCTTGGCATGACGACGGCCGCGAAACTTCTGTCTAAGGATTCCAAGACGATGATCCAGGGCGTCGGAACCATGATTCTCATGGCAGCAGCGATTAACATGCTTACGATCCCGATTATCGCATTGGGCCTTCTCCCAATCAAGGTGATTGCACAAGGCGTCATTGCGATTGGTGTCTTGATGGGAATTCTGGCTGGCTTTGTTCTACTCATGAACAAGGCCGCTAGCGATCTCGGCAAAATGGCAGCCATTTCACTGATGATGGTATCGTTCGCGTTCTCGATTCAGATGCTCGTTGCGGCAGTAGCTGCAATGGGTTACATGGATACAACAAAACTGGTCCAAGGCATAACTGGGTTGTCCGCGGTGGTTCTACTTCTTGTAGCTATCGCGAATCTGATGCCGGCAACGGCCATCGTCGGAGCAGGTTCTTTGATTCTGACTGCAATCGCAATGAACATTGCAGTCGGTGCGATCGTGCAACTGGCAAACCATAGTTGGGGTGAGATTCTCAGCTCAATGGGTAAGCTGCTTCTTGTTGTCGCGGCTATCGTTGCGGTGGCATTCGCAGCCCAGGGTGCCATTATCGGCATCGCTTCGTTGACGGTATTGGCATTCGCCCTGAACATATTCACTAGTGCTTTGAGTAACGTAGCTGGTCTCAGTTGGGAAGCTCTTAGTAACGGCCTTTTGGCAATCGGTGTCGGACTAGGTATTCTAATCGCGGCGGGGTATCTCGCCGTTGGTGCTTCCGTGGGTCTTATTGCCCTATCGGTGGCAATCGGCGTACTCGGTCTAGTCGTTATGGGCATCATCGGCGGTATCATCATCCTGGTCGCGATCCTCACGACGTTTATCTCGGTCGTCGCTCTGGCGGGGCCGACTATCGGCGCGGGTATTGTCGCGATTGCAGCTGGTATTGCTTCTGCGGCGGCAATCATCGCAGCGGCTGCACCGGCAATCCAGGCGGCTCTAATCGGTGTCTTTACCGCGTTTGAGAATGCTGCACCATCGTTTGGTAATGCCGTCACAGCTCTAATTAGGTCGCTCATCCCTGCTGTGAACGAATTGATTATCTTGGCTGGCGTTGCCATTAGGCAGTTCATCAGTCAGATCTATCAAATCATCAAGCAGAAGATGCCAGAACTCGTTCAGATCGTCGTACTCACGATCTCCGGTATTCTGGAGGCTCTTCGCAATGTCTGGCCCGAGTTCTTGAAAACGGTCCTTGATATGTTGGGACAGTTCTTCTTGGCGATCGGCGAGAACATCCCCAAGTTCTCTGCGGCATTCCAGTTGATTCTGACTGGATTTATCGATCTGATCAAGGCTAACGTCCCCCTGATTATCGGTGCCTTCCTGGCATTGATACAAGCCATGCTCGATGGTCTTGCAACTAAGATCCCTGATCTGATGAAGTCTGGCGCGAACCTTATCGCAGCGATGATCAATGGTATCGCCGCTCAGTCTGTGATCATCATCAATGCCGCATGGGATGCAGTCATTACGTTCATCAATGGATTTGCTGATGCAATCGATCAGAAGGGACCAGAGCTCCAAGCCGCGGTCAACAAGCTGATCTCTGCCATCATCCGATTCATCAAGAACGGTCTGACTGGCATGGCCAATACATTCGCACCGCACGCAAGTTCCATCGGACGCAACATCATCAACGGTGTTGTCAATGGCGTGTCTAGTGCTGCCGGAGCCCTTTACAACAAGCTGCGCAATGTCGCCTCGAGTGCTCTTAGCTCGTTTAAGAGTACTCTTGGCATCCACTCGCCTTCGCGTGTATTCGCGACTGCGGCTGGGTTCATTGTCGCTGGTATTGTACAGGGTATTGACCGCAACCAGTCTGATGCGGTCGACGCGATGTCTGGTCTTGGCAGCGAGATGGTTAACGCCATGAGCAACCTGGATACCGATTGGAATCCGGTTATCAAGCCGACTGTTGACCTCTCTGAGGTGAATGGTCTGCAAGATCTCACAATGAACGATCTGCATGCGAATGTTGTCGGAACATCAGTTCAAAATGGCAGCCAAACTGCGCAGGAGATTCGAGCTCTTCGAGACGAACTGCGCAACAACCAGAAGCCGATGGTCTTCAACCAGTACAACGAATCGCCAAAGGCGCTCGATCTCAATGACCTTTACCGTCAAACTGAGCGCCAACTCGAACGAATGAAGAGGATGTAACCCACATGACATACACAAAGGTTCGAATACTCAACAGTTATGGTTTAGAACTACCGCTGTATTTGAATCGTGTAGACCGGGGATGGGTCGCCCAGATCTTAAACGGATCTTTTGGTCCGAATAGGGAATATGATTTTACAGGAAATGTCGTTACGTCGATGACTGAAAAGTACATCGATATTAATATGCGTCTGACGCCTACTGTCCCTATTCCCGAGCGACCCGCCAGGTACTTTCTCGATTATCTTTCGTCCAAGCGGATTTCTCGAGTTGAACTTAGTGACCCAAAACTCTCCTTTCCGATCATCAAATACAAACCGAAAGAAACAACAACCTATACCAAACCGACTCTCACATTCGGTTCGGTCTCATCGTTTGATCAATCCTGCGTTATTCGCGAACTTAAGTATAACTATAGCGAAGTTCCGTCAACTATCGAATTTACCGTCTCGACGAAACTGCCGATCATGTATGGTGATTCGTTTACGCTGTACATGGGGCTGGGGAACCAGAATTGGTCACAAGCCAAGAGTGATATTATTTCGACAATTCAATCGATTGCCCCTCAAATTGGACCTGTCGATATCCGCGAACTACAATTGTCTCTGCCGGCCATTGGAAATTCGAAGTATAGAATTTTCGACGGTGATATGGACATGTTCGCGGCCATGCTCCAGGGTAACTCTTCTAGCAACCCCGGGGTGTTCTCGATGTATGGCCTAATCGACGGAACTCGACGTTTCTCCATCAAGGGTGGATACGATGCGAATGCTGCCGCATGCTACGCGTATGAATCATATCCATCTTTCGACATTAGGAGCTTGATATCTTGGTTGGGTACCCTTAGGGAACCACCCAAGATCGATCTTGACGACAAGGGTAAAGGTTATTGTAAAATAGAAATAGTTATGACCAGAAAGAGTCTTTAACAATGCCTAATGTTATTCAGGTGCTCGGCGGGAAATCGATGGGGACATTTTCAACGATCCCAGTTTTCGATACGTTGATCAAGGAGGGGCTATATACCGCTTCGATGACGTTTAGATGCAATGGGTCGTTCCCATATCCTCCGGGAACCATAGCATGCTGCTTCGTAGCAACACCAACTCCATTTGTGGTTGAGGAAATATCGTATGAATCAAATGGTATTAGCGAAGTTCGCTGTATCTCTGTTTGGGAATTACTGAAGCGCCGCAACAAGTGCGGATCTTACGAGAATTTGTATCCGAATACATTCTCCCCAATTGGGATTTTTAAACGTTTGCTGGACGATATTAACAAAGACCCTAATCGATGGTTTGTGTATTGGTTGAGGGCTTCGGTTCCGTCAGACCTTAATAGCTATGAGGACAAGTTCGACCCATCCACGAGTATATACGATGACATGTACAATGCAGCGTTGTATAATCAATTGTATTTCACCTCAGGCATCTCCGTGACCGGCGATAACTATAACAACTTGGACATCACACTGTACGCCAAGTCGTTGAACGATAGCGAAAAGATTCTCGATCTGGGTCCTCTAGATTCAGTAACATCTAGACTTACCCGACGTCTTCCAGGCGCCCCAACGCATTGGTATATTGGAAAAACCAGTGATTACGGCAGATGGAAGATGGCGTCTAGAGGCCGAATTCGTACGTGGTACGAAAATCGCCCGTACATGCAAAATACCACCGACTGGCAAGGCGTGTATCGATACGAATCTGGAGTCCCTGGTGGCGACGATCGGGAATGGGGTCAAACTACCGAAGAAATTCGATGCGAGCCCCTTAGGTCGGTAACCGTCGACATCGCCGAAGTTCAGTCGCAACGGTTTTATAGCCTTCCGATTGGGCGCCCGGTTCAAGGGACAATATTGAATGTTATGTTCACCGGCTACGTCATCGAGAGAACTGTAAGCGGTGGCGACTTAACGACATATTCGATCAAGATCCAACCGGATCGATTCTATGAATACGGTGAGGAGGTAACCGATAAATGGATTTGACAAAGATCGCAGAAATAGCGAACCCAGCTGTAACTGCACTACTCGGTGGATCCGGCATCTGGGCATGGGCAAAGACGAAAGCCGATCACAACAATAATGCGGCTAAGCTTCTATTGTCCGTTTCTAGAAATCAGCTCATCACACTCGGACGTTCATACATCGAGCGTGGATACGTCACAATGGACGAGTACGAAGAATACGAAGCCGAGTATCAGATATATTCTGCACTAGGTGGAAACGGACTTGCTCGTCGCGTATTTGAACAGGTAGACGAGCTACCTATGATGCCTAACGGCGTTGAAGGAAGGAAGAACAGGTGAACAACCAGACCTACGATATTCTCAAGCGCGTGGCGCTTATCGTCATCCCGGCACTCGCGACATTCGTGAACGGGGTTGGGATCGTGTGGGGCATCCCTCACACCAACGAGGTGACCGCGACGATCACGGCACTCGGCGTGTTCCTCGGGGCGGCTCTTGGAGTCTCTTCCAAGAACTACACTCCCGAGACACACGGCAACCTTGTCGTGACGAAGCATGACGACGTCTATGCGGACTTCGCGGCCGAGCCTGCGAACCTCAAGGACGGCGACACCATCGTCCTGAAGGTGACCAAGCCTTCGGCGTAAGAAAAACGTTCGGCATAGTGAGTACTACCCACTCTACACGAAAGGACTCACCATGTCTAACGTCGAACGCCTCTACGAACCTGAGGACCTCGAGAACGAGGTGCTTAACTGGCTCGGTGGAGAGGACCCGTCGACCTGTGAGTACACCACTGCCGTTGGTAACCTCGAACGACTGCACAAGCTCGTTAAGGATAACGACCTTAAGGAAAAGCTTATGCCTTCGTCCGAGACCATTGCCAACGGTGTGGTGTACTTGCTCGGTCTTATGGCGGTCCTCAACTACGAGCAGACACACGTTCTTGCCTCAAAGGCATTTTCGATGCTGAAGTTCCGTAAGTAGAACTGCTCGAAAGTCTATAACCCTAAAATCTAGGATTATAGACTTTTTTCGTATCATATATTTTACGCGGCGAATAATGAGAACTATTCATCCATTTTTGGAAGGAACAACCATGTACTACATCGTCCTGTACGTTTCCATCCTCATCCCTCTTTCTCTCGCCGTTCACTACGCATTCATGCTACGCAATTACAAGATCCATCTCAACCAGGTCTTCCACTCGTACAAAGCTGCGGACATGAACCTCCGCGAAGGTAAGAGCTACGAAGAAGCGATGGAAACTCTGATGAACGATCTAGATGTCGTTTTTTACCACTGACTCTCATCCTATAACCCCTAACACGGGTTATAGGCTTTAACTAACACAAACTAACACAAACTTTACACAACTAATAATGAGAACTATCAACCCTCTTTGAAAGGAACCATCATGTTCAACGCACTCACCATCACTGTCTGCATCCTCCTCACCCTCTCTTTCGCCTACAACATCTGGCTCGCCTATGTTGCTGACCGCTACGAGACCACCCTCAAGAAGGTGGCCGCGTCGGCTGTCCGCGCATACCGCGACCTCGCTGACGGCGAGGCAAAGGCTGAGGTGCTTGACACCCTCATGCGTGACATCGATCACGACCTCAATGACTGAAACCACTCAACCCCTATAACCCCTAACACGGGTTATAGGCTTTGACGCATATTTTACGCGGCGAATAATGAGAACTATCAACCCTCTTTGAAAGGACCACTCTCATGTCGAAGTACGCTTACTCCTTCGTTGCCGCCGCTACCCTCGCGATTGCAGCACCTGTATTCTACAACCTCGGCAGGATTGAACGCACTGTATTCTACAGCAAGACATTCAACTACGCCTGCTACGGTAAGAACCAGATGCTCCGCAAGCTCTGCGTGGAGCTCATCAACAAGGATCTCAAGCTCACCATGAGCCTCCCCGACCTTGAAGAAAACTGAACCCTCAATCCTATAACCTCTAACACGGGTTATAGGCTTTGGTGGAGCATATTTTACGCGGCGAATAATGAGAACTAACCCTCTGGAAAGGACACAACCATGTCTACCAAGATCTCTATCCCCCAGGCTATTGCCGGCGGATTTGCCATCTTCTGCATCTCCTTCTCCATTGGTGCTAAGCTCCAGACGAAGTACCTTCGGTACCTCCTCAAGATCACCAGCACCTCTGAAGACGGACCCTCACAGAAGCTCGCCGCTCGCCTTGTTCACGAGAGCTTGAACCTTAAGTTCACGCCCTACGACGAGGAAAAGTAACCTCAACCCTATAACCCCTAACACGGGTTATAGGCTTTGACCTCAAAATAGGAGTCACCATGCGTACTTTGTTGATAATGCTAGTCGCGATCGCGACGCCGTTGTCCATATGGTCTGCAATTAACGCTCTCGCGATGATCGCAGAGCGCCAGAAGAACCCCGTCATCGAGCTCGTCGAAGAGCTCCGCAAAAAGTACCCCGATACTAATGAGAACTAACCACTCAAGAAAGGAACTCACCATGTCCAACTCGAACGAACTCGAAGAGACCACCCCGAAGACTCCTCTTATGGACCGCATTAAGACGGTCGCCGAAAAGAGCGTCCCGGTTGCCAAGGTTGCCGCCTTGTCCTCCGTCGCTATCTTCTTTGGCGCTATGACCATTGCCGGTCTGCGAGCGTCCTCGGACTCCTCCGAAGACGAGTGACACTATCCTCTGAGAACTCTCTCAACCTATAACCCCTAACACGGGTTATAGGCTTTGATAGCATATTTTACGCGGTGAATAATGAGAACTATCAACCCTCTTTGAAAGGAACCATCATGTTCTACGACATTCTCATCACCGCACTCGCCATCGCCCTGACTGCACATGTTTGGTACGCGATTGGTTTCGCACTCTGCCGCTTCGGCGTTGTTAACTTGCTCACCAAGATTAGCATCCGAAACAGGCTCGTTCGCGAGATCGTCTTTACCATCATCAGCATCACGGTGGTGCCCATTTGTGCACTGTACCTGATTGTCACCAGTGCATGTGTTACCCTTGACCTCGACTGACTCTCAACCCTATAACCCCTAACACGGGTTATAGGCTTTCTTTGAAAGGAAGCACTATCATGTCCCTGCGAAAGATCTTCAACCTCTCCGAAGTCGACCTCAGCGTTCCCGAAGGATCGCTCGTCTCGATCTCGGTTGCTCACTCGGTGCCTGTGCGTCCGAACGCTCTTGAGACGACTGCTCTCGGGGTGCTTGTCGGCAAGCACATCGACGGCAAGGTGGTCAAGCCTATGCGCGTCGCGCCGTACAACTACGAAGACCTCTGCTTCATAGATGGATCCGGTGAACGACTCCTCATCTCCAGGGAAGAGGCCGATAAGCCTGACGTGAAGTATGCGATTGTCCCATTCCGGTTCATCATGACTGACCGCCGGCGCGCGTTCGCCAAGAATATCGTCATCGTCGACAACACTGAGCTTCATGAGCCCTACATTATGGTCGACTCCCTTGCGGTCGGATCCGATCCGAATTTTATCCCGATCGCAGCAACGTCCATCCTCGGCCTTGATCTCGCCGAATACATCTACAACCTCTGATCATCATCCATATTTTTCAAGAAAGAAGCACGACCATGTCCATCAAGAACACCATCAAGCTCGCTCTCGGCTGGATCAAGAACAACCCCCAGATCCTGATCACGGGTCTCGGTATCGCAGCCTCCGTTGCTACCGCCGTCACCTCCGGTAAGGCCCACGCCAAGGCTATCGCCGACGACAACGGAGCATCCAAGAACCTGCTCGACTTCGCCAAGCGTAACTGGATGACCTACATCCCCGCTGCGGCAAGCCTGGGCGTCACGATCTTCGCGATCGTCTCCCTGCACAACGTCACCTACAAGAAGTACCAGGCTCTCGCTGCTGCGTACTCCATTTCTCAGATGAACGTGTCCGAGCTCCGCAAGAACGTGCTCGAGCAGGTCGAGGTCATCAAGAAGGGCGGCAAGCCCGCCGACAAGAAGGCCGCTGAGAAGAAGCTCCCCGAGGGCTCGATGGTCATTTTCGGTGACGAGGAGGTCCTGTGCAAGGACGCCATCACCGGACGTACCTTCCGTTCGACCGCGGAGAAGATCCGTGGCTACTGCAACAACATCTCTGAGGACCTGCTGAACTTCGGTCCCTGCCCTCTGAACGACTTCTACGCTCAGATTCACATCGGTGAGACGGGCGTTGGTGACGAGCTCGGATGGGATGGTGGTGTGACCATCAAGCCTGAGTTCCGTCCGGTGCTCCTGCCCTCCGGTTCGCCCGCGATTGAGGTCGCGCTGACCCCTGCTCCTCAGCCGAACTGGTTCAAGATCGGTTGAAGAGCCGTGACCAAGGAAAATAAGGTCACTTTCACAGATGAGCCGATCGAGTATTCTGACCCTCCAGAATACTGGCCAAACACAAAAAACGGGAGTCCTAATGAGAACTAACCCTCAAGAAAGGACCCCTCCCATGTACACCTTCGGAATCATGCTTGGCTTCTTTGGCGTTTGCTGCGCCCTCGATCCCAACCGTGCCCGTAAGAAGGCATACAAGAAATCCCAGAACTGAGACCCCTCATCCTATAACCCCTAACACGGGTTATAGGCTTTGTCTGAACTGAAAGGCAGTCACTACCATGGAAACCTTCGGCACCATCATCATGCTCATCATCATCCTCGCCTTCGTCACCTTCATGATGATCATCAACGCGATCACCAAGATCCTCGGCGGAGGTACTGGCAAGATCGCTGCTACCGGCTTTGTCGGCTTCCTCCTTCTTAAGGCCTTCGGCCCGAAGCTTGAGAAGTACATCGAGGAGTACCGCAACATCAAGAACAAGTGACCACCCCAAAACTTAGTACTTGGAAGGAAAATCATGAAGCGCGCACTCGCGTCTATCGGCGTTGCCGCAGCTGTTATCTGCGGATCTGCTGCCCCTGCTCTCGCAGCGGATATTCCCATCGACGCCAAGATCACTTACATCTCCTCGGGAAGTTCCCAGGTTTCCTCGCCTGTGACAGTCAAAGGCACTTGGTCCACCAAGAAGCTTGAGGTTGGACAAACCTTCAAGGTTACGTCTGACGTCATCAACTGGGCGTATGACTTCCCGTTCACCCTGAATGACGACACCAAGATCGGCTCCTGCAAGACTGACAAGGGCACTCTCACCTGCACGGTGGATAACGTCCCGGATGCGGTCGCCAACAAGACCGATATTTCCGGTACTTGGTGGACCACAGCTCGTCTTCAGGAGTCCGTCGTCGGCAAGCAGTGGGGTGAGATCTCTATCGGGGGTCGAGCATGGCCGTTCTTGTTTGGCGATAAGGACTGGGATAGCACCTGCGACAGCGACTGCAACGGCGGTCACTATGAGGACGCTAAGCCCGAGAACTCGAAGTGGGGCTGGGTCAATCCTGACGGTACCACTTCTTGGATGATCACTTGGATCGCCGAGCCTGGCGTCAAGTACAACGTCCACGACAGTTACACCAAGCTCAGCACTTCAGTTAAGTGCGCCACGGGTGACACTTGGGATCCCAACACGACCGTGTACATCACGGCCATTCGGATCAACGATTACACTATCGAGTTCACAGCTCCTGAGGGTGCGAAGACATGTGTCACCTACACCCCTGAGCCGATGGCTACACCGGCAGGCGCTAAGACTGCAACGAATGTCGCTATGGTCAATGGGATCAAGCTCGAGCGTACGATCGAGGTCGAGGTTCGCGGTGGGACGACTGGAGATGGAACTACGCCGACTCCGGCGCCCTCTCCTTCTGTCACAACCCCAGCACCGAACCCGACCACGACGACTCCCGTTCCGCTGCCGTCGCCCTCCATCGAAACCCCTGACACGCCTCAGTCGGGAACGCCCACGCCTTCGGCTAAGCCTTCTCCCTCTGAGACGCCCGTCCCTTCGACCCGTCCAACAAAGACGGCCGAAACATCCAAGCCTAGCGAGACCAAGCTCGCTAAGACCGGAACCTACGCGGGAGTTCTCGCGGTTCTGACCCCCCTGATCGCTGCCGTCGGCACGATCGCATACTTCGCTTCTCGAAAGGAAGACAACTGACATGCAGTCCATCAAGGTTAAGTACACCAACTTCTTCGGCGAAGAGACCGAGGAGAAGCTCCACTTCCACCTCTCCAAGGCCGAGCTCATGAACATGGAGCTCCAGCGCACTCCGCTTTCGGCCAAGATCGCCCTGATCAACGGCGGAGAGGCTTCCCCCATGGATGCTTACAAGCTCCTTCAGGAGTTCGTGGGTGCTGCCTACGGTGAGCGCTCTGAGGACGGTACGCGATTCTTCAAGGATGAGCGTGCGACCAAGGCGTTCCTTGCGTCCCCCGCATTTGATGCCCTTCTGGACAAGCTCAGCAACGATCCCAAGTTCTCGAATGGGTTCCTGGCAGGCCTCTTCCCGGATGACATCATGGGCAAGGCTAAGAAGCTGATCGAGGAGCACCCGGATGCTTCCCTCGAAGAGCTCCGCAAGATTGCTGAGGCGAACTGATGCCGGACATCGTCCCCATCGAGCCTACTCGGCCCACTGAGGTCTCCCTCCCTGGCAACACTGATAAAGCCAAGGAGGGGGCCTCCCCCGAGAAGAAGGTTATTGCCAAGGCTAAGGTCCAGAAGAAGTCTGCCATCAAGGAAGCTCTTAGGACCTTCTTCGCTCAGGATCTCCCAGAGATTGCTGAGCATCTTGTTGTTGACGTGGCCATCCCGGCTGCTAAGAACGCTATCACCGATATGGTGACCCAGGGTATTCAACAGCTGCTGTACGGCGAAGTCGATCCCAGGCGTCGTTCGACATCAGGGTACACGTCATATTCTAGCTCGTCCCGGTCCGATCGAGGGCGAGCCTACTACGAATCTCGTCGCACCGAACGTCGCGAGCCGCGTCAATCCAAGCCAACTAACGTTGAGGACCTTGTGTTTGATACTCGCGGCGATGCAGTTGATGTGATCGAATTCATTGCTGAACAGATCGAAGAATACGGTCAGGTCTCTGTCGCTGACTTGATGTCATCCGTCGGCATTCAGCCCCGATACACCGATGAACGCTGGGGTTGGACCACAACCGACGCGTTCGAAATCCGACAGATCAGGGAAGGTTGGCTCGTCTCCGCCGACCGTCCCGAACCCCTCAAGTAACATATTTGCTCAGAAAGGAGCACACTCAAATGTCTATCACGACCGCTTTCCACACGGGCATGGCTCGTATCTCGAAGCACGCCCCCACCATTCTCTCTGTCGCCGCCTCTGCTGGTGTCGTCGCAACCGGCTACCTCGCATGGCAGGCCGGCACTCGATTCGAGGACTGCGAGGGTCGCGACTGGGAGCGCCGCAAGGAGTGCATCCGCAACGCAGACCAGATCGCCGATGAGGACGTCCGCAAGATCGAGATGAAGAACCGCATTCTCTTCATCCTCGACACGGCCTACACCTGCGCGCCCGCTGCGATTGTCGGTGCAGCCACCATCGCGATGATCTACTTCTCGAACTCGATTTCGAAGAAGCGTCTTGCTGCCGTTGGCGCGGCGTACACTGTTCTACAGACCGCGTTCGATGACTACAAGAAGTCCATGGTCACCGCACTCGGCGAGGAGACCGTTGCGAAGATCACTCGTCCGAAGCTGCCTAACTACGACAAGACGGCTGAGGAGATCCTCTCTTCCGACAACAAGTCGGATGCAGCTGCCGTCGTCGATGCAGTCCTTGCGTCTATCACCGACCTGTCGCCCTACGCGCGCATCATCACCGAGGAGTCCTCGAACTGCTGGGATGACAACGAGGATTACACCTCGGAGACTCTTGCTGCCGTTCAGCTGTGGGCGAACCGCCGTCTCGAGCGCAAGGGGCACTTGTTCCTGAACGAGGTCTATGACCAGCTCGGCCTGTCTCGTACTCGTGAGGGTGCTGTCGTCGGCTGGATCAAGAACTCTAAGGATGGCGACAACTACGTCTCGTTCGGAGACTATGATGCGAACACCTACCGAGTCCCGTCCGAAGACTACTCTCGTATCGACACGAACTTCATCGTCGACTTCAACGTTGACGGAATGATTTGGGACAAGATCTGACATGACCTACACATCCTGGCTTATCAAGCGAGGGTGTCTCGAGAACTACTCGGAGCTTGCTTCGGTGTGGGATGAACTCGATTTCGTGTGGTATATTCCTGAGGACGAAGATAAGGCCATTCAGGCTCTTCGCATGAGGGACGAATACTGCTACGAGACCGGGATGCCCTCGCCGAGGCAAGCTCCGGCTTCGTTCCTTGAGGTCTTCGTGAGCATTACTGATACTCTGACAGCTATGCTGTATCAGGATCGGGAATTGTTCACGAAGTCCATCCTTCTGAACTTGGGCGCTCGTTCATATTCTGACGACGGGCGCCTACCTTCAGAGATTCATGAGGAGGCGCTGATCATTGTCGAACGCGTGATGTATCGGACCTACTCAAGGAACGGAACCGGCGGACTCTTCCGCATACCGGGGGTGGATACTCTCGAGATGCCCCTGACGACCCAAATGATTCAGTGGGCCAACTTGTACGATCCATATAACTAAGGAGGCCACGGGAGGTGGACTTTTACGAGATTGAAGCGATGCCCATGCGGGGTCAATCGGGACTGATGGAAGTCGCTCCTAGGTTTGTAAATCTAGACTCTAGGGACATCATGTTGCGTGATGGCGACTTTGTCGCTATTTGGAATCCAAAGACCGGTCTATGGTCGAGGAACGAATTCGACGTCATCGATATTGTAGATGGTGACGTTCGCGATTACGTTGCCAAATCAGGCGTCCAAAACCTTTTCCCAAGATTCTGCCGACGAGATACTGACGGCGTTTGGAAAAAGTATCGCCAGTGGACTAAGAATATGGTAGATACAGACCATCCTCTCGATAGAACGCCGGTATTTGCGGACACTCCGATTCGTCAAGAAGATCATGTCGCATACCGTCTTCCATATTCTCTCGAAGACGGGGAACCGACTTATTGGGCAAAATTGGTCGATACTCTGTATGACCCCTCCGAACGTCAGAAGATCGAATGGGTTATCGGTTCAGTTCTCACTGGTGATTGTAGAAAGATCGACAAGTTTCTAGTCTTCTATGGTGATCCGGGTTCGGGTAAATCCACTATCCTGAATGTGATGCAGAAGCTATTCGGAGATTTCTGCGTTCCGTTTGATTCCGAATCGCTCGCTCAACGGAATAATTCGTTTGCGCTTAGTGCGTTTGCTAACGATCCGTTAGTGGCCATCGAACACGACGGAGACTTGAGTCGAATTGAGACGAATACTCGTTTGAACTCTATCGTGTCGAACGAAGTGCAGCTAATCAATGAGAAATTCAAGAATCCACGTTCGATAAGAATAACGACCACGTTAATCATGGCCTCGAACAATCCAGTTAAGATCACCGATGCAAACTCTGGTATTCCCAGGCGTTTACTCGATGTTTCACCATCTGGAAGACGGTTGTCGATAGCTGAATACACGAGCGTTATGGATGGCGTGCATCAGGAGCTTGGCAGTATCGCTAAACACTGTATCGACGTATATCGGAGTCTGGGGCCTAACTATTACCGAAACTACAGATCCAGGACAATGATCTCGGAAACCAATCCCATCTACAACTTCGTCATGGAGATGTATGAAGATTGGGGGTCCGATGACAAAGTCACTCTCGCTAAGGCATATTCGGATTATAAGGATTATGTCGTGGAGACTGGTATCCAATATCAGATGCCTCGGTATAGGTTCAAGACTGAGCTTCACCGATATTTTCAAGAGTTCCATGATCGAATCATGGTCGATGGCGTACCCTATCGGAGTCTGTTTATAGGTTTTCTCGGCGATAAGTTCGAAAACCCCGAACTAATTCCAAAGTCTGTTGAGAAAAGTTCGTGGATTGAACTGAGTCGAGGTTTGAATACAGTTTTCGACGAGCACTTCGCTGGTTGTAAGGCCCAGTACTCGTCTGAAAATGGAACGCCTCAAAAGGCTTGGAAATACGTCGATACGACACTTCAAGACATCACGCCCGTCGACGAACACTACGTACTCATGCCTGAAGAGTATATCTGCATTGACTTTGATCTGAAAGGAGACAATGGTGAAAAAGACCTCAATGCTAATCTTCGCGCTGCTTCTGCTTGGCCTCCGACGTATGCGGAAACGTCAAAGAGCGGCGGCGGCATCCACCTCATCTATCGATATCCTGTCGATAAAGATACCCTTGCTGAATATTCGCCTGGAATTGAAATCAAACGATTCCGGGGGAATGCGTCTCTTCGGCGACGACTGTCCCTTCACAACGGGCGAGGTATCGAGGATTATCCGGGAGACCTCCCAGCAAAGGCTCCCAAGATGATCAACAAGAAACATGTCCAGGATGAAAACCATCTCAGAGCTCTAATCGCCAAGGCGCTCCGTAAGGAAGTGCACGCGAATACTGCTCCGAGTGTAGACTTCATCAAGAGTATTCTGGATGAAGCCTATGAGTCTGGGATTACATACGACGTCACAGACGCTCGTAATGCGGTGACCTCGTTCGCGATGTCTTCGACAAACCAGGCGGATCGTTGCCTCAAGATGGTCCAGCAGATGCACTTCATGTCTGAAGACAAAGCAGAGATCGCCGAGGATGGAAACGGACGCATCGCTTTTTACGATGTCGAGGTCTTCCCGAATCTGTTTGTCGTCTGCTACAAGATTAGGGGTCAGTCTAATGTTCGGTTCATCGTGAATCCCAGTGCCAAGGCAGTGAAGTCATTGTTTGATCTTAGGTTGATTGGTTTCAACAACCGCAAGTACGACAACCACATCATGTATGCAGCTTCACTCGGATATTCGAACTCGGAGCTCTTCGAGATCTCTCAGCGGATCATCAACAACGAGAAGAACGCGACTTTCCGTGAGGCGTACAACCTCTCATACACGGATATTTACGACTTCTCGACGAAGAAGCAATCTCTCAAGAAGTGGGAGATTGAGCTAGGGATCAAGCACCAGGAGAACAACCTTCCTTGGGACCAGCCTGTTCCTGAGGATCAGTGGGATGACGTCGTTGAATACTGCAAGAACGATGTCGAGGCCACCGAGATTGTGTTTGACCATCTCGCTAGTGACTGGGGTGCTCGCAAGATCCTTGCAGAGCTCTCGGGTCTGAGTGTTAACGATACTACTAACCAACACACCTGTGCTCTGGTGTTTGGTAAGGATCGTCGACCCGACAAGTCGAAGTTCGTCTACACAGACCTCAGTGAGATGTTCCCGGGTTATACCTTTGACAAGTTCAAGGGTTCGTCTTACCGAGGCGAAGATCCGGGGGAGGGTGGCTACGTATATTCGGAACCCGGATATTACGAGAATGTTGCCCTCCTCGATGTTGCGTCTATGCACCCGACATCGATCGAGCAGCTCAACCTGTTCGGTCCTTACACTCAGCGTTACAGCGAGCTCAAGCAGGCTCGGGTTGCGATCAAGCATAAGGACATGGACTCGTTGAGTAAGCTTTTCGACGGGCGTCTCGTTGAGATCGCGAAGAACTACGATCTTGACGAACTCGGAACGGCTCTCAAGATTCCAATCAACTCCATGTACGGGCTTACGAGCGCTAAGTTCGACAACCCCGCATGGGATCCTCGGAATGAAGACAATATTGTCGCGAAGCGAGGAGCACTGTTTATGATCGATCTCAAGCACTATGTGCAAGAGGAACTCGGTCTGACAGTCGCCCACATCAAGACGGACTCTATCAAGATTCCCGGAGCCACACCTGATGATATTCAGAAGGTGATGGACTTCGGGAAGAGGTATGGGTATGACTTCGAACACGAGGCAACCTACGCCAAGATGTGTCTTGTCAACAAGGCAGTGTACATTGCGAAGTATGCATTCCCTCACGAAGGCAAATGGACTGCTACCGGTAAGCAGTTCCAGGAGCCTTATGTATTCAAGAAGCTATTCACCAAGGAGCCGATTGAATTCGAGGATTACATCCAGACCAAACAGGTCAAGACCGCGATGTACCTGAAGTTCCCAGGCGGAGCCCAGCATTTCGTAGGTAAGGTCGGTGCGTTTGTGCCGATCAAGCCTGACCGAGGCGGGGCTGAGCTCCTTCGGGCGAACAACGAAGGCGAGATCAAAGACGCAGTCGTTGGAACAAAGGGCTATCGCTGGAAAGAATCCGAGATGGTCCGATTCATGCATCAGGAGCAGGACGTGGATACGTCTTACGCCGAGATGCTCGCCGATGAGGCAAAACAAGCGATCGAACAATTCGTCGATCTTGAAACACTGTGCCGCTGAGAAAGGAAAACATCGTGGCATTCAACAACACCCCCTCTGATCTGGTTATCGAAGACGCTCGTCTGCTCTTCACGAACTTCGCTGGGTCCCCAACGCGCTACAACCAGGACGGCGGTAAGCGCGAATTCTCGGTTGCTATTCCGTTGAACCTCGTCGAGGATCTCGAGCGAGATGGCTGGAACGTCAAGTACCGCAAGAACCAGGACGGCGAGTTCGATCCCGAGCGTCCCTACCTCGGAGTCAAGGTCTCGTACAAGTTCCGTGCGCCGGCTATCTGGCTGGTCACCGGTGGTCGCAAGCAGCTCCTCAATGAGGACACTGTCGGCACCCTGGACAACATCACGATCAAGACTGCGGATGTGGTTATCCACCCGTCGGTCTACGACATTCGTGGTCAGAAGGGTATCTCTGCATATGTGAAGGAACTGTATGTCGTGATGGACGACGAGTCGGCTTCCTTCGCGGCTAAGTACGCGAATCTCGACTGATAATATTTAAGGCGGGGGTGGGCTGTAAAAGGTCTGCCCCCGTCTTAGCCGAAAGGAGTAGTCATGTACATCGAAGATTCTGAAAACTGGTCTACAGTGCCTGGCTTTGCCCATTATGAAGCAAACCGTCTGGGTATGATCAAGCGTAAGGATACTGGTGTAATCCTGAAGCCGTTCAAGCGTCGACACAGTACGTCGCGGTATGTTCGGCTGTACACGACTCCCGGTGAGGCTCGAGAACGCTCGGTCGCATCGGTGATCTGGGCGGCCTTCTACAAGAGGTGGCCCGACAGGGGTCTGTATGTCTGTCACGCGGACGGAGACCTTGAGAATAATTCGATCGACAACCTGTTCTTGGGGACTCGATCGGATGTCCGAAAAACACAGAGGCGTCGAGATGATCTCATCTGGGCGCAGCTACAAGAGGAAGGAGAACTGGTTCTATGAGTAACTGGTTCGAAATCATTGTCCCGAGCGACCGAACATGGACGCGGGAAAACATCAGTATCGAAAAGACTGTTAAGAAAGGTGACGCGACTGATATTGCGAGGTACCTTTCCACAGTGCTTGATCATACGAATGATCCCGCTCTTGATGGCGATAACTTCACCGCGGTTGTCAACATCAAGAACGGTTTCATCCCGGCCAACGGCGACTACTCTGGCTTCTCGATTCAGATCGAGGGTATTGTCCGGGGCGAGCAGGTCAACAAAACTGTCAATGGCAGCTCCGAGCCGATTGCGACTGAGTACGTCTGGTCCGTTAAAAAGATCACGTTCATTGTTGATGGTCGAAACGCTGCCGACCACACCAAGGAAACTGTGATCGACGCCGGTGATGACTGGATCATGCGCGCCATTACACACGGTGATGAAGCG